GTCTCAGGAAGTATGATGTTTGTGGCGAATTTGCGTTACTGAAGAGAGGCGAAAGCGAAGGCGAAAGTGAAGGCGAAAGCGAAGGCGAAGGCGAAGCCGGCTTCACCCTTCACCCTTCACCCTTTGTCCTTCAGCTTCGCCCCACGAAGAACTTCGGGGAATGGTCCCCAAAGAACGGGCAGGCGCGCAGCGCTCCCGAGGAGAGTGAAATGAAACTGAAACAAAAGATCCTCGCGGGGGTTGCCGCGATGGGGCTCGGCGCCGTAGGCGCCTACGCGGCAGGATGGTATCCGAACGTCCCGCTAGTCGGTGGCCCGGCGTATTGTTACAATACTGTGAATGGGACGTGCCAAGCGAGTGTTCCGGCGGGGGCGCCCGCCCTGACGGGGTCTGAGACCACTGCGGTGGATACGGGGCTTCCGTCTGGACAGTTCCCGCAGACGGAACTGGTGCCGACTAGCGTCCTGGGGCTTCCCTTCGGCGTGAATCGGCTTGTCGGAGGGGACTTCGATGTCAACCTCGCGCAGCGCCTCAGCACGACGAAGGGCATCGCGTCGCTTGCAGGCATCACTGCTACTGCGGCGACGATGAGTGCGGATGGTTGGTGGCTCTACGGCAAGGGTACATCGAGCAATACTGTGACTATCGCGTCAGGCTCGACGGAGGTGTTGCCGGCACTCGGATCCACCCATGCGTTGAGGTTGGCGAGGACTTCGGCGGCGACGGGAGCTCTGGAGTGCATCGGGCAGACGCTTGATCAGTTGCAGAGTGCCCCGTTGATTGGCTCGAACGCGGTGTTCTCGTTCTACGAGCTGAACGGGGCGGGTATGTCGGCCACCGGAGGAGCTTTCACGGCGGAGATTTCGTACTCCTCCGCGGCGGCGGCGGTTGGGACCCAGGCAACGTTGGGGTACGCCGGTTCGCAGGGATCGAAATACGCCATCGGGACGAACGCCACGACCTTCGGGACGTCGGGTCCGACGAACCAAACCGCAGCGGTGCCGATTCTGGTCAGTGGGACTTCCGGCGCCATCGGGGCGAACGGGTTCGTAACGATCCCCGGAAGCACCACTTGGAGCCGATATGCTATCGCGGTGCCGATTCCGGCGATGATCCCGGGCACCACAACCGCAGTGACGGATGTGTCTGTGCAGGTTTGTTTCACTCCGACTGTCGCGACTTCGATCACGACGGATTGGATTGAACTCCAGGGGTTGCAGCTTGAGGCGAAGCCTTCGGCGGTCACGCCGACGCTTCCTTCGGGCGTGATTACCCCTACTGCGTTTGAGCGGCGGCCCGCTTCGATCGAGGCGACCATCGACCTGTCGTATTGGTACTATAACTTCGAGTCGCAGACGCTCGTGGCGCCTGTAGCGAGCTGCGAAAACACCGCGACGACTGTGGCGAATTGCTACGTGCAGTTCCCCGTTGTAATGCGGATTGCCCCGGCGGTGATGTATACTGCCGGGTTCCAGGCGTTCGCGCAAGTTGGGGAGACTTCGTTGAGTGCATGTTCGGCCCTGGCGACGGCCTCGACGTTGACGACGGTGCCGAGTGCGAGTGGGGTGCTTGTTGGCTGCACTGCGAGTGTTGGTGCGGCAGGCACGGCGAATCAGCTGTTGTCGCTCGGGACTTCGAGCGCGGTTGGTATCATCTCGGCGAGTGCGTTGCCGTAAGGGACGCGACGGGCGCGTAGGGCGTCAAAGTCCGCCCCGGCCGGAGTGTCATAGTGCCCCTTTGGCCGGGGCAACAATCCCCTCAGAGTTCCACCCATGTCCGATCCTGTTACGTTCCCTGCGCCGTTCATCCCGCTGTTTGTCCCAAAACGCTATAAGGTGTTTTGGGGCGGCCGCGGAGGTGCAAAGAGTTGGGATATCGCAAGGGCTTTGCTGATCCTTGGGATGTCTCCGGGGATTCTCTTTCCGGCGAAGCCCAAATTGACTATCCTTTGTGTCCGCGAACTTCAAAAATCCATTGACGACTCGGTTCATAAGCTCCTGCGGGAGCAAATTATTGCCCTTGGGTTAAGTTCGTTCTACACTATCGAGAAGGCCAAAATCTACGGAGCCAACGGTACGACGTTTTCGTTCGAAGGCATCCGCAACAACGTCAGTTCGATTCGGTCATACGAGGGCGTTGATATCTGCTGGGCAGAAGAAGCGAACAACATCTCTGGGCATTCGTGGGGGGTGCTTATTCCGACTATCCGAGCGGACGAAAGCGAAATTTGGCTTTCGTTCAATCCCGAGCTTGAGAGCGACCATACGTACAAGCACTTCGTGCTGGATAAACGCCTCGTGACGGTGAAGGACCCTGCGAGGAGGTTCGCGAAGGAACCGTCGCTAGCGAAGCTCTTTGGCGAGGGGTTTGCGCTAGCACCAATCACGTGCCCTGTGATGGAATCCAGTGATATCCTCTCCGTTCGCGTCTCCTGGCGAGATAACCCGTGGTTCCCGAAGGTTCTCCGACGGGAGATGGAAAAGCTGAAGGAAGAAGACTACGACAAGTATCTGCATGTTTGGGAAGGCGCAACGATACAGAACCTTGAGGGAGCAGTTTACGCGAAGGAGCTTCGCCTTGCGCAGCTCGAAGGTCGGGTGTGTAGTGTGCCGTATGAGTCTGACGTTCCTGTTGACACTTTCTGGGACCTCGGCCGGGCCAACAACACTGCGATCTGGTTCGTCCAGCGTGTCGCGATGCAATGGAGGGTGCTTGATTACTACGAGGCAAACCGCGAAGAACTCTCGCATTATCTTAAGGTTTGCCAGACCAGGGGGTATTTCTACGGAACTATGTTCTTGCCGCACGACGCAAAACACAAACGACTGGGGTACACTGCTTCGATCGAGGAGCAGTTTAGGTCCTCCGGCTACAAGGTCGCCATTGTGCCGCAGGGGTCGCTCGACGACGGCATCAACGCGGCGAGGGTTGTGTTTCCGAATTGTTACTTCGACGAAGCGAAATGCGAAGAGGGCCTGAACGCTCTGCGGCATTATTGCTTCAAAGTCGATACGAGGGGGCAGCTTTCGGAGAAACCAGTGCATGATTGGGCTTCCGATGGTGCTGATGCGTTTAGGTACTTCGCGGTAAGCGCGAAAGTGAAACGGGTGGGGACGGGGCCTTCGAAGCCTGAGGGTCTCGCGGCGAAACTTGCTAGGGCTACTGCTGCGGCGCTCGGGCGAGTTGAGGGCGGTTTAGGATGGATGGGGTGAGCAAGTGAAATCCAACGAAACCCGACGCGCTTCGCGAAGCGATCCTGACGAAATTGACCCCGGGGTTCTTTCGGACGACCCGGTGGTGCAAGAGGCCCGGCGAAGGTTCGACCGCTGTAACGAGTGGGAAGGCGAATGGCGACAGAGGTTTCTCCGTGACATTAAGTTCGCTTATGGCGACAGCGAAAATGGCTTCCAGTGGCCCAATGCGATCCGAAATGCCCGCGAAAACACCGCAAGGCCGTGCTTGACGATGAATCTCATCCGGGCGCATAACAAAATGATCTCGAATGAGATGCGGAAGAATAAATCCGAAGTGAAATTCCTTGGAATGGGCAACGGGGCTACGCAGGACTCCGCGGAGGTGTTTCAGGATCTTTTCAGGCATACTCAACAGATCTCCGACGCGCAGCATCTGGCGTTGCCGGTCGCGCGGAGTTGGGCGGTTGACGGGGGAGTAGGTTACTGTCGGCTCGTTACGCGGTACGAAGCGGATGATTCGTTTAACCAGGAGGCGTATCTGGAGCCGGTTGACGACCCCATGCAGGTGTTTATTGATCCTGACATCCACGTCGGCGGCAACGCCCTCGACGCCAAGTTTGCGTTTGTGTTTGATGATGTGCCGAAGGATGATTTCCGGGAAGCATACCCGGACCTTGTGGCGAAAGTGAAAGGCACGCAGCCGCTGGGGCTCGGAGCGACTGGGGCGGACTCCAGGGGCGAAAGTCACATTAGGGTGGTCGAGTATTTCCGTAAGGTCCCCAAGAGGTCCGAATTGGTTAGTTTCCTCCACCAGGGCCAGCGGTTTAGTTTCCCTCGTGCGAGGTTCGAAAAGCTCATTCGGACGAAAGAAGCCCGTGATGGCATCCTTGACCGCGAGACTACCCGGCTCCGCGAGGTCACGTCGGACGAGGTTGAGTGGTATCTTATTGTCGGGTCTGAGGTTGTCGAAAGCACAATTTGGCTTGGGAAGTACATTCCGATCCTTCGGTGCCTCGGGGAGGAAACCGTCATCGAGGGGAGACTTGATCGCAAGGGTCATACGCGGTATATGCTTGATGCGCAGAGAATGTTTAATTACTTCTCTTCAGCGCAGATCGAGGGACTCTCACTTCAGACGAAAGCCCCTTGGCTTGCCCCGGCCAAAGCGATCGAAGAGCACGAAGCGATCTGGCGGATGTCGAACATCGACAACCCCGCGGTGTTGCCGTATAACCATGTAGATCCGGAGGGCAATCCGGAGGTTCCGATTCCGCCCCCCCAACGGATTGATCCGCCTGCGGCGTCGCCGGGGTTCCAGCAGGCGATGGAGAACTCGCGGCAGCAGATCATGATGGTATCCGGGCAGTACGAAAACCAGCTTGGGGAACCGGGGAACGAACGAACCGGGGCGGCCATCAACGCCCGGCGCTCGCAGTCCGCCACGGCGAATTTCCACTTCCAGGACAACTACGAAGGGATGCTCATTGCGCTGGGAAAGCAACTACTCGACCTTTATCCCCGCTTGTACGACACGAAACGAATCAAACGAATTGTCGCGTCGGACGGGATCGAATACGACCTGATGATTGACCCGTCGCTCCGCGCGAGCTACGCCGCAGAAGCCAACGCGCAAGGTCAGGTGATTAAGCGGATTGTGAACCCGCTTGTCGGAAAGTACGAAGTCGCAGCAAGTGTTGGCCCGGCGCATGATACGCGACGTGAAGAAACCGTCGAGAACATGACGCTGCTGCTTACGCAGGCTCCGGGGCTCATTCCGGTGCTGGGGGATGTGTTACTGAAGAACATGCAGTTTGAAGGAGCCCAGGAGGCCTCGTTGAGGCTTCGTCGGATGGTTCCGCCGGTGGCGCTGGGTCAAGGGCCTACTCAGCAGGAGCAGCAGCTTCAGCAGCAGCTGATGACGGTTCAGGCGGCGTT